ATAAGGAGCTTGCTGATAAACATGGTCACTAACAGGCAACAAACTAATACCGGAACACAAGTCAAAGTTCTCCCATATCCACTGTGCTACCTGCAGGAACTCATCGTCCGTATAGTACACAGTAATGCTGGGCTTATGCTCACACCAGAAGTTCTGATACGTCTTCCAAATCTCTAGCTGCTGCATCGCACCTACGTCTTTTACTACGACACTGGACTCAGGAGCCTTGATGGGGAAGCTGTAGACCACCGATGACTCGGACATAACGTCCTGCTCTACGGGGAATCCTGCTGCCTCCATGAAGACTGCAAGCGGGTCTTTCTTGTCGCTACGTACTCGACGAATATACTGCTTACTGAAACGGGGATGGATGCCAGAAGCAGAATCAACAAGTTGAGATACAGTACCGCTTGGCTTAACACAAGTAATAGCTGCAGACTGTTCAATGCCAAGTTTCTTAGCCCATCGCGCATTAATCTTGATAGCGTGTTCACGTAAATCCTCCAGTGTTTTCTCCAGTACCTCTGACCCCTCTGCACCGCTGGTCAGGGCGTTGTCCATGATACCTGTCATACTCAAGCCCAACAGAGCCTCTTCCTCGGTGTTACGCTTCCAGACGTTGCGTAGGTAGCGGAAGTCCGTCAGGGTAGCCTGTAGCGTACCGATGATAGCCGCCAGCTCCACCTTCTCCTTCAGGGTCTCCGGTGTGTCGTCTTCACGTACAACCACCTCGGACAAGTTACAGAACTGGTTGCTGCGAAGGATAATCTCGGAGCATGGGTTAGTACCGAAGTCCTGATTAGGTTCACGCCTACCGTTGCGTCCTGCAATCTTCTGTGCAGCGACACGACTGAAGATACCACGCTCACCTGCCTTGCTCTCGTACAGTGTACGCATCTCGTTGATGAATGCCTCAAAGTCAGGCTTCTCCGTGTACGCTACGCTGTTGTTAGCGAGTCTACGGTGTCCGTCTGCCTCCCACCATGCACCAGTCTTAGCCTTCGCCATACGGTTATCTGAGAGGTTTGACAGGCTAATCAGAGCTGACCTGCGTACACCACCTACGACAACGATGTCGGCAATCTTACACACTACGTCGTGACACTCGATGCTGGACAGGCGACGACCTGCGGCACGTTGGAAGATGTCAACACAGAAACGGAACAACTCCTCCAGAGGCTGTGGGCCTGACGCACGACCACCAAAGGTCTTGAGCCTAGCACCTGCGGGTCGTACCTTGGATACGTCCCACTTAGGTATCTTACCTGCGTACAGCATAGCGATAAGCTCACGGAATGCTGAAGCCCAACCTACCTTGCTGTCAGCCACGACAATGGTGGTGTCAGTAGGGTGGAACGACTCAGCGATAACTGGCAGCTTGCCTGTGAAGTTACGCTCAACACTGAAGCCGACACCAGTACCGCACATCAGGACGTACATCAGCTCGTCGAAGCTGCGGGGCGAGTCGATAGCCAAGTAGCTACAGTTGAACCCCGCCACGTTGTCCTTGTCCAGAGCTTCACCGGCAGTCATCAGGCAGCGCATGGACGGCATAACCTTCAGGCTGTGGATACCTTCGTACAGACGCTCTGCTGTCTTCTTGTCAATCTGCTTACGGTTGACCCAGAAGTCTACGTAACGCTGTACAGTCTCCTCCCAAGTCTCACGACGACCCTCTTCGGGCAGCCATCGTGCGTAGCGTGACTTGTGTATAAACTCCTGATACTTATCCATCCTTCTTTTCTCCTTTAGTGTCTTTCTTTTCTTTGTCTTTTTTGCCGAAGATTGCGTCGTAGTTGTCAGCAAACTTCTTCTTGTCTGTGGGGCGTTGGGCAGAACCCTTACCCCCGTGTGTTTGACCGTGTGCCATTACTTACCACCTCCGCAGCCTTCCAAGTCACAAACAGGCCAGTTCTGACAGCCCAAGTGTGGGTCGTAGTCTTCATGTTCCATTATCTTATCGTGTTCTCTCCACGTTATGTAGTTCTTAACGGCTTCTTTAAATGTTTTACCGTACAGTTCCCATCTTTTGTGGAACCAGAACAAATCAAAAGAAATGACGTACTCACGAGTTGGGTTTTCTTCCCCTGTCCACTCTATATCTCTATCAATCCAGAAGTAAAAACCAAACAAACTTCGTGTTTCATAGCCTAACTCGTAAAGATGTTCGTTACCTACAGTAAACAACTTGAAAAAACACTCTGCTTGTTGTTTACAGTTTCTAGCACAAGAGCTTAATAAAGTAAAGTAATACATCACGACACCTCCGCTATCAGCTTGTTTAAGTACCAACCCGCCTTCTCCAAGTCTTCCTTAGCCTTACCTTTGTAGTCGTAACGCCACAGGTACTTCATGCAGTTGCCTTTGAGGTAGCCCCTGAACTGATTGTTGGTCATTGACTCTTTGATTGCGTCGATACACTCAATGCTCCCGTTGTTGTAGTGTTGTGGATTGTTTACATTGTCTTCAGGGAACTTACCTACGCCCTCTTTCTTCTCTTCCTCAGTCAATTCATCCTCCATCACTACTGCCGCATACTTCTGTCTCAGTCTGTCCCACATCTCTGGTGTTGCGTCATTAATACTCATCCGTGTATTTCTCCTGTGTTGTAGGGGTCAATCTCTTCCTGCATACGCTCCACATCTTCACAAAGTTCTTCGTAAGCGTCCTCAGATGCCCCACGCTCTAAAGCTGTTGACTTCCAAAACTCTAACTCTTCAAACAGTTCCCACTTTGACATCTTGTTTAAAAACCTACGTTCGATGTCTTCACGGCTGTCTGGCTTAGGTGTCATACAAGCCAGCTCACCGTAATAAGGGGAATCGGGGTTCATATCATAACTCATCGCCTGTTACCTCTCTGTGTCTGATTAGTCTATCCTCAAATGCGTCCAACAAGTCTACGGAATCAATCTCCAGTACCTCTAAGATGTCTACTTCATCGTGGTCTCGCATGAACGCTTCCTTGTATTCCTCAAAAGTCATTGACATTTCTTGTCCCTCACATACTTTGTCAGTTCCTTAACTGTCTTCACGGTGTAGTGCTTCAAGCCTTCTTTGTCGCACCATTGACCCATCGTCATCTTACTACCTTTCCGTACCTTCTTGTTGGGGTCTGACAACACGAATATCAGTTCCCAATCAGGCAGAGAGTCTCGGATAGCGGTGTACTTTTGTGTGTCGCCTACCCTGAAGTATCCCTTTGCCTCTATCAGTATCTGCTTGCCCTCGTGTACAAAGTCCGGCAGATACTTCTTGCTAATGATGTACGGCATTCTGTACGGCTCGTACTTCCACTCCTTGTTTAGTTGGTCGTACAGTGCCGACTCCAACCCCGACCTGAACCTACTTTTCTTTTTACTCATGGATTTTAATCTCCGTAACTTTCGGTTCTTTGACAATCTCGCTAAAGAACTTTGGGCCAGTTGAGTAAGCAAACGCTCTCAGGTTCGGGTAGCAATGTTTCTTGTACTGACAGTAAGAGCAGCCCATTGCCAACTGCTTGTTGCCTGCTTTGCCCTCCGACTTTGGCGCATAACACGGAGTCGGTGGCTCAGGCTTTTTTACCATCTCCTTCAGGTGAGCGACACGTTCCTCAATCGTACCGTGGAATGCTTCGTGTGCCTTGAACTCCTCACCATCTAGGTCGTACTTCAGGAATGTCAGGTGACCAGTGGTCTTGTCGATTGCCAGCCAGCCTACCTCCCTGTCTCCCTCGGAGTGTGCGTAGGCTCGTATCTGGTCTACGTAGCCAAACGGGTCATCCTTCAGGAGCGTACCGTACTTGAACTTCTTGAACCCAAAACTGCTGGCTGACTTTACGTCCGTTACTACACCATCAATCTTGCAGTCCATGTGTCCCTTGATACCGCCTACCTCACATACCTGCTGCTCGTGTGTCACCTCATGTCCAGCTACTCGTGTCAAGAACAACAACAGTTCCTCGACTACGTGACCGTACATAAACTTGACAAACACGTTGGGCTTCATCTCCTCCTTCTCTGTACCTGCGACTACATTCCACAGGTACTTGTCGGTGCGCCCGATGTTCGACAGGCGTA